TGAAGATTAATTAAAATTAATTTTGTATATTTGTGTTTGTATTGTCTCAGATACACATAAAAACATTATAAAAAATCCAACTATGATAAGACTGAGACCTTTGATTAGTTGGTTTTTTCATTTATGATAGGAATATATAAAATTACAAGTCCAACAAAAAAAGTTTATATTGGTCAAAGTATAAACATTGAAAAAAGAATAAAGGATTATTCTAATTTAAAAAACTGCATTGAACAACCAAAATTATATAATTCGTTTTTAAAACACAAAGTAGAAAATCATATTTTTGAAATAATATGTGAATGTGAAATAACAAAACTTAATGAATTAGAAAGATATTATCAAGAATTGTATAACGTTATTCAAACAGGATTAAATTGTGTTTTAACAAATACACAAGATAGATGCGGATTTTTAAGTAAAGAAACAAAATTAAAAATTTCAAACTCAAAAAAAGGACAAGGTAAAGGAATTAAAAAAAGTATTGAATTTAAACAGTCAGTTTCAAAAAATAATAAATTAAGAGTTTGGAAACAAGAATCTAAATTAAAATTATCTAAAAGTTTAAAAGGAAAATTTAAAGGTGAGCTAAACCCATTTTTTGGAAAAACACACACTAAAGAATCTTTATTAAAAATGAGTGAATCATCAAAAAACAGAAAACCACCAATGCTAGGAAAAAAACACTCAATAGAAACAAAAAACAAAATAAAAGAAAAAAATAAATTAAAAACATTTGGTAAAAATTCTAATGCTAAAATAGTTTTAGATATTTCAAATGGTATTTATTATGAGTGTGTAAAAGAGTTAGCAATTATATTAAATATTAATAGACATACTTTGTCAAGAAAAATAAGAGGTGACAGAAAAAATAATACTAATTATATTTACGTATGAAAGCTACAATAGTATTTGAGAAAACATGGGGAGCTATAAACGCAAAGAAAGAAGACGGAAGCAGAAAGTATAAATATATTATTCATACTGGTTCTTCACGTTCAAGTAAAACATATTCTATACTTCAAACACATTGGCTAATTTGTTTAACAGAACCAAATACAAGAGTTTCTATTTGGCGTGAAACAAAAGCAGATTGTAAAATGACAATTTTAGCTGATTTAAAAAAAGCAGTACCAACATTTCCAAATAATGAAGTAGTAACTTTTAATAAAACTGAAAGTGTTTATACTTTTCCAAATGGAAGTACAATTGAATTTATGGGAGGCGACGAAGAAAATAGAGTACATGGGTTTCAAGGAAATGTAGCACATTTAAACGAGCCTTATAAGTTTGGTGAAGATGCATTTAATCAAATAGATATGCGAACAAGTAACTACGTAATTATTGATTGGAATCCAAAAAGTAAACATTTTATTGATGATATTAGTAAAAGAGATAATGCTATTGTTATTCATTCTACATATAAAGACAACCCCTTTTGCCCAATTGAACAAAGATTAAAAATTGAAAGCTATTTATCAGTAAAATATACTGATGTAGTAGAAAGCAATTTAATTGACTTATCAAACGCATACAATTATAATTTTGATAGTAATATATTAAACTTTACAGACAAACAATTAAAAGAACTTAAAAAAGCATTACACAATGAAAGTCAAAATACTTCAAACGATTATCTTCATTTAGTTTACGCAAAAGGTTTAAAAGCCGAGAAGCCTAACAGAATTTTTAAAGGGTGGAAAATAATAGAAGATAAAGAGTTTGAAAATTTACCTTATCCTTATTATTTTGGTTTAGATTTTGGAATTTCAGCTCCTACAGCATTGGTAAAAATGAAAACTGATGGAGATGGAACTTACTTTTTAAAAGAGCTATTGTATAAACCACTTAATCAAATGAGTGGCACTTTATCTGATGAGTTAGAAAGTTTAGGAATACCAAAACATATTGAAATTATTTGTGATAGTGGTAACGAATTGAATCAAGGCGAAGGACAAAAGCTACGTAATAGCGGTTATAATATTATATTCGCTCAAAAGGGGCAAGGCTCGGTAGTTTCAGCAATTGAAACAATGCAAAAATCAACTATCTATTATACTAAAACAAGTTACAACCTTGAGGAAAATTACGAAAATTACTCATGGAAAATTTATCAAGGAATACAGCTTGATATTCCAGAAGAAACAAGAGAAGATTTAATAGATGCTTCAAAGTATGTAATTAAATGGTATTCCAAAACAAGATATTTAACATAAAATAATTAATAAAATGTTTGCGTATTAATTATTTTTGTATATTTGTAAAAATTAACGATGTGAATCGTAGATAAAAATATGGTAGAAAAATCATTTTCTTTATTCGGTAGGGAGCTTTTTCGTGTTGAAAGAAACCGATTAGGCGAGTTTTCATATTCTTTTTTAAATGGAGAAGATTTTAACCATTCTACTAAATACCTTGAAATGTCATTAAGCAACCCTGTTTTAATGACTATTATTTCTTTACGTTCTAAAATATATTCTCAAATGAGAATAACACATTTAGACGCAAGCGGAAAAGAAATAAAAAATAGTCCTTACATTAAATTATTAAATCAACCTAACTACTTTCAAAGCGGTCAGGATTTCTTATTTCAGCAAATGTGGTTTTTATCAGCAACAGGTAACGACTTAATTTACCAAAAGAAAGCGTTTGCAAATGAATTACCAAAAGCTATTTATAATTTAGTACCAAGTGAAATTGATTTTAATGAGGTTCATAAATTAAATAAGTTTATTGTAACTCAAAAAGATATTAAAGCATATTCAGAAAAGATAATAAAATATACTTTAGACAATACAACTTTTGAAATACCTTTAAGCGATTTAGTACCATTATATGACTTATCTAATGGACTTACAAATAATGCGTTTATGCGTTCAGAAAGTCGTGTAAAGGCAGTGCATAAAGTTTTACAGAATATAGACCAAAATATAAAGTCTAAACATACTAACTTACAGATGTCGCAAAAGTACATAGGTAAGAATCAAAGTAACGGAAACGAGGCACAAATACAGCAACAAGACAGAAATAGTATAGAGCGTTCAATTTCTTCTAATTCTTTGGTTTTAACTAATGCTAATGTTGATGTTAAGCATTTAGTTAGCGACATGAAACGTTTGTATTTAGATGAGCAATTTGCTGACGATGCCAACAAAGTACTTTTAGCTTTTGAGCTAAACAAAAACGTTTTAAATTATTTTGCTAAGGACTCAACATTTGAAAATCAAAATCAAGGCGTTATATCATGGGTTCAAAGTTCTATTCAAACAAGTGCAGACGATTTAATGAATAGCTTATCTTCTCAATGGGGTTTATTAGAAAGAAACGAAAAGTTAGTAGCAAGTTATGAGCATTTACCAATTATGCAAAGCGTTGTTAATGATAAAATAAAGTCATTTACTGAAATGCAAAACGCTATTAAAATAGGTTTAGAAAATGGAACTTTAACAACAGAAGAAGCAAAGAAAATGAGTGATGAATTTAGACTAAAATTAAAGTTATGATAATCAAAGAGCAAAAAGATAAATTAAAAGAGATTGCTAAAAGAACTGATAACGAAAGTTTAAAGCAAGATATTAAAGATAAATTAACTAATAAAGAAGTAAAAAAATGATTGCAGTAAAAGAATTTCCAGATAGAGAATTTGAAACGCAACAAGATTTATTTAAAGCGTTAAAAGAAAATAAAAAGCAACTTATTTCTTTAAAGAAATCTATTGAAAAAAGAGCTGATGCAATTAGTTATACTTCAAATAATGTAGTTTTAACAGAAGTAGCAAAGTCAGAAGATAATAACGTACAAGAACCTAACAAGATACAAGTAAAGGTAGTTATTAATACTACTAACTTTATTGATTCTCATAATGATTTGCACGTTAACGGGATTTGGAATAAATCAGTAACTGACAATGCTAATAAAGGATTTTTACATTTACAGGAACATGACAGAGATTTTGACAAAGTAATAAGCGACAATGCTAAAGGTTATATTGAATCTATAACATGGAAAAGTTTAGGATTTTCTTATAACGGAAAAACAGAAGCTTTAATTTTTGATTCAACTATTGAAAAGGAACGTAACGAGTTTATGTTTAAACAATATTCTAAAGGGTGGGTTAAAAATCATTCGGTAGGAATGAGATACGTTAAAATTGATTTAGCTATTAATTCAGAATCAGAATATGATAAAGAAGAAAAAGAAATATGGGATAAATATTACCAAGTAGTAGCTAATAAAGAAGTAGCCGATGAAAGAGGTTTCTTTTGGGTTGTTAGTGAAGCAAAAATAATCGAAGGTAGTGCGGTTGTAATGGGTAGTAATTCAGCAACACCAACTATATCAGTAGAAAATAAAACAGAAGCCGACACAATCACTTCTGAAAAACAAGAGCCGTCAAACGACACTCAAAAACAAAACGAGTTATTAAAAGAATTACTAAACAAATTTTAAATTAAACAGAATGGATGAAAATTTAATTAAAGCGTTAGGAGATAAAATCGACGCAATGAAAAACGAATCAGTTACAAAAGCGGAACTGATTGAGCTAATGTCTAAAGTACAAGCGTTAGAAACTTCTGGAACAAACGTTACAGAAATGAAATCTAATGTAGAAGAAATTGCTTTAAGAGTATTAGACTTAGAAACTAAAGGAGTAGATAAAAATGTAGAAGAAAATCTACAATCTATTTTAACAGCTAAAAAAGATGAACTTTCTGCAATGAAAGACAAATCTGGTTCAAGTATTAAGTTCGTATTAAAAGCGGCTGGTACTATGGCAGAATCTACTAACATTACAGGCGCTATTCCACAAGGTCAAAGAGAGGCTGGAATTACAAGAGTAGTTAGAAGAAATCCTTTTATTTTACAGTTAGTAAACGTTGGTACTATTATGTCTAACCTATGGGAATGGGTAGAACAAAAAAATCCTGACGGAGGTGCTGGAATGACAGCAGAAGGAGCTAAAAAATCACAAGCTGACTTTGATTTAGTATTAGCTTCTGCGTCTGTTAAAAAAGTAACTGCATTTATCAAAGTTACTAAAGAGATGTTAGACGATGTTGAATTGTTAAGAGCTGAAATTGACCAAGAATTAACAGAGCTTATCAACTTAAAAATGGATGAGCAAATTTTGTCAGGAGATGGTTTAACTGTAAACTTAAACGGAATTATTACAACTGCTACGGCTTATTCTGCTGGTAGTTTTGCTTTAGGAATTGTAGCACCTAATAAAGCCGATGTTTTAAGAACTGCAATTAACCAAGTAAGAGTAAACTTATTCGAGCCGACTTATATTGTAATGCACCCAACGGATGTAACTTCAATGGAGTTAGTAAAAGATACAACAGGACAATATGTATTACCTCCTTTCACTTCTATTGATGGTACTATTGTTAGCGGTATTAGAGTAGTTGCTAATACAGGAATGACTGTTGATAAATTCTTAGTAGGTGATTTCACAAAATCGGGAGTTAGATTTAAAGAGGGATTGACTGTAAATGTAGGTTATGAAAATGACGATTTTACTAAAAACCTTGTTACTATTTTAGCCGAAGCTCGTTTAGTACATAGAGTGAAATCTAACCACTACGGAGCATTCGTTTATGGTGATTTCTCTGATGCTATTACGGCATTAACAAAACCATAATAAATGCAAGTTAAGTTATTAAAAGATTGGGCTGGTAATAAAAAATCAGCCCTTATCGAAATAACCGACGAAGCTGTATTAACTAAAGGTTTTGAAATAGGGTTATTTGAAAAACAAGAAGATAAAAAGGTTAAACCTAAAAAAGAAGAATAAAGATGCCTAATATAATTGATACTACTTACTTTCAGAAAGCAAACGGATTAAATATTCCGTTAAGTCAAAGCGCCCCTATTAGCAATGTTGCAATGCAAACACCTAATAATGTGCAAGCACTTGAATTGCTTATTACTAAAGTAGAAAAATCAATTTTATTAAATGCTTTAGGTTTAACAGTTTATAATGAACTACAATTAGCTTTAGCGGACATTAATAATCCGTTATACGCTTCTTATAAAAAGTTAGTGCAAGGTGAACAATACGATGGTAAATTATGGAACGGATTAGAATATGACAATAGTCTAATTGCGTGGCGTATTTATGAGGATTTTGTAACCGAAGCTAACACAAGTTTAACGGCTGTTGGAACTGCAAATATAAACCCTGAAAAAGCAAATTTAATATCTCCATATTATAGAATTGCAAACGCAAATACAAACTTTATTACACAATATCAAGGTGGTTATTTAAAATACCCTATTATTTATGATGATATTTTTATAGATTGGTTTGGTGGGTGCAATAATAATATAGAGGTTTCTTTGTATCAATATTTAGTTGACAAAGTAGCTGATTTTGATGGTTTAGATATTGCTAAATTTAAGGTTTACGACACTAAAAACTCTTTTGGTATATGATAGTATTCGAGGAACAATTAGGTAGATTAGTAGAAGTATTACCAACTATTCAAGATGCTAATTTTAATAGTTTTGCTATTAATTACAATTGGGGAACAGAAGAAATACTTAACCAATATTTAAAGTTAAACGGAAAGTTAAGTTTTCCTTTAATATGGTTAGAAGTAGGTGAAGATACGAATGATTTAAGGGAACAAAGTGTAAAGCGTCAAGCAAACATTATAATTCTTAATGAATCACAAGCACCGCAAGAATTTAACCCTTATCAATATCAATATGATTTTAGTTTAGTATTACAACCGATAGCAAATAACTTAACACAAGCATTAGAGCAAAGCGGAATAAGTAGATTTGACGATAGAAACATAAGAACAAAAAGAGTCACAAAATACTCAATGCGTGAGAATGACAAATCTTTAATATTTATTTGCAACGCAATTGTAATAAATGCAGAAATAACATTTAGCAACGTTTCAAGTTGCTTACAAACAATTCAATTTAACAATTAATAAATAAAAAACTATGGCAGTTTTAATAAATCAAAAAGATTGCGTAACATCTCGCAAAAATTTAGGTTTACCAGATTGTATTATTCAAGAAGGTAGATTAACAGGTTTTATCCTTACTCCTAAAGGGTGGAGTATTGATTTAAGTACTGATACATTTGATAAGGCTTACGTAAATGAGCAAGTGCAATTAGGAAATTTTATTCCTGTATTGGGTGCTATCGAAGCAACAAATAACACTCCAGAAGCAACAACAGAAGAATATCAAGGTGGCGTTATGTCGGTAGTTCGTAATGGGTTACCACAATACGCATTTAAATTCTTAAAAGGTGGGTGGAAGTTTGCAAGTGCATTATCTACTTACAACTCGTTTCAGGCGTTTGATGTATTATTTGTATTTTCAAGTGGTGCAATTGCTGGAGCAACTAACGGAACAGCGTTTACAGGTTTCGACTTAGGTATGTTGAACAATGGTACATATATGTTTACAGATGGTGCTACTTCTGCAAGCGTAACTTGTTCAATGCAGTTAATTAACGAAACTCAATTTAATAGAGATGTAGCTATTTTAGACGCTTCTGTTTTAGATTTTGCAGTTAACACTGATATTTTACCAATTACAGATATTATATTAACAGGTACGGCAGACGCTTCTGATAATAAAATTTATGTAGATGCTGTTTATGCAATTAATCAATCCACAAAATTAGGCGGTATTGCAAGTGCTAATTTAAAACTTTTCGTTAATGGTGCTACAAACGTTATCGTTTCAACAACTTACAACACCTTGAGTGGTAAGTATGAAATTGTACCAACAGCTACATTAACAGCGAGTGATAAAGTAGTAGTTCAATTGTATGATTCGGTTGCTGTAACTGATGTTGCAAAAATCGGAACTAAATATTACAAAGGTGCAACTCCAGAAATTACAGTTGTAGCGTAAAAGTAAAGAATTAATTTACTATATTTGTAACTAACAAGGATGAAAGGGCTATCAATTAATTTTGGTAGCCTTTTTTTTAAATTTATAAACAATGGAAATATTTAATATTATTATTTGGGGTGTAGATGCAGAAAATTTTTGTGCATTAACAAGAGATGAAAAAATACAATGGATTTTAAAAAATACAAATCAAAAAGACTTAAATCAAATTGAATTGTTTTTAGAAAGCCCAATTGTAAAGGCAAAAGAATGTTTATCATGTGGTACTTTGAATAACAAAATAGAAAACCCTTTTAAAGATGACAGCAATATCAGCAAAGCAAATGCAATTGAGGTTACAGCAAGTGGCTACGAAGTCGTGGCTGGAAAACCAAGTAACACAGATAGTGTTAAGCGACCAAGACAAACTAAAAGAGGAAAAAATTAACGAGTTTACAAAAGGAGAACGCCCAAATGGTAAAAAGATAGGGGAATATCGCAATGCTGAATATGCTATTTTTAAAGACAATATAAACCCTTTAGCGAATGGTTATGTAGATTTATTACTAACAAGACAATTCAGTAGTAAATTATTCGTTAGAGCGTTTGGTAGTGGCTTTATGTTTAACAGTACAGATAATAAAACAGGTTCTTTAATTGGTAGGTACGGAATTGATATAATGGGTTTAAATCAAGATTGGTTTAACAATAGACAAAGAAACATTTACAAACCAGTTTTAGACTTTGAAATAAGTAGAATTTTAAATAAAAGATAATGCCAAAATATAACTCGATAGACACAATTCCGGCAAAAGTATTCTTTGAAATATTAAAGAGTAAAAACTTTCAATTACTAAAACCCAAACCAAAAGAAAAGGGATTAGAAGAACTTTTTATGTGTATTTATGACGAATTTTTTATTAAGTCAGATAATCCAGAAGCAAATAGATATTTAGAATTAAACAAAGAAATATCTTTTTTGCAATACAAAATAGCTACTTTAAAACAAGCGTTACATTTTTACTTTTATAATCGAACAACTAAAGAAATGAGAGAAGAATTTGCTAAAAGTTTAAAAGATGGCTTTGGTATTGAATTAAATTTAGAAGTACCTTTTATAGATGAGGTGCAACGTGTTTTAAGTATTGAAATAGGAATAATTGAGAATGATTTAAACCTATCAAAGATTGAGTTTGAAAGCATGATTAAAGGTTCTAAAAGCAAAGATTATGATTATTATGATGAGTTAGGTATATTAAGTCAAGTATTACCAAATAACTCACTATTAAAAGAAGAAATGACTTTAGCGGTTTATGTATCTTTAGAAAAGTTAGCAAAGAAAGTAGTTGAACAACAAAATAAAAAGAAATAAACATGGAATTTATAGAATTTCTTTCAGCAAACGCCTTAAAAGAGTTAGAGCTTGCAAATAAAGAGTTAGTAACTATGGTTGCTAATGTTGATAATGTAGGTAAAAAAATGAAAAATATATCTACTCCGAGCGGTTCGGATAGTGCTATTAAATCATTAACAGACCAATATAAGCACCAAGAAAAGGTTATACAATCTTTGCAAAATCAGTTACAAAAACTAACTGAAAAGCAGAATCAAAATACTTTGTCAGCTAAACAAATGGAGGCTCAATCCATTAAAGAGAGCAATGCAAGAAACTCTTTAAATAAACAAAGAGAACAAAGTATTAAGCAATTAGAAAGAGAAGAACAAAAGATAGCAGTAGCAAGTAATTACTACAATAAATTACAAACCGAATTAAATAAATTAAACTTTGCTTATCAGGATTTAGCAACACGCCAACAAATGGGGGCAACACTTTCAAAAGTAGAAGCTGAAAGAATGAATTATTTATCTGGTAGAATAAAAACATTAGACACTACTTTAAAAGGTGTTGACGGTGCTATGGGTAAATATCAAAGAAATGTAGGTAATTATTCAGGTTCTTTCAATCCATTAAGTAATTCTATTAATCAGTTAAGTAGAGAGATGCCAGCGTTTGCAAATAGTGTGCAAACAGGTTTTATGGCTATTTCAAATAACTTACCTATTTTCTTTGATGCTATGCAAGGTATTATAGCACAAAATAAAGAATTACAAGCACAAGGAAAACCTACTCAATCACTTTTCAAACAATTAATAAGTAGTGTTTTTAGTTTCGGTACTGCTTTAAGTGTTGGAGTTACATTGTTAACTATTTATGGCAAAGAGATAGTAAATTGGGTTAGTTCTTTAATGGCTGGTAGTGATGCTTTAAAAGAATTAAACGAAAACCAAGAAGCGTTTAATAAATCTAAAAAAGAAGGTAGAAAGGAAAGTGTAGCCGAGCAAACAGAATTAGATAAAAACGTAAAAACGATGCGTAATTCTACTTTGTCTTATGAAAAAAGAAAAATTGCTTTAGATAATTTAAGAAATCAATATCCATTATATTTCAAAAATCTTTCAGATGAAGAAATGATGAATGGGAATATAAGAAAAGAATATCATAAATTAAATTTAGCATTAGAACAAAGAGCCACTTTAACAAGAGCAACAGAAGCGAATGTAAAAAACAAACAAAGATTATTAGATTTACAAGATGAGTTAAAGGCTACAAATTTATTAATTATAGCTAAAAAAGCAGAAAAAGAAGAAGCTGTTAAGGCTTCAATGGAAACTACTTATAATTACAGACAACAAGAGTTGCGTTCAAATAGAGCGGTTAACGCAATTAGTGATTATACAAAAGCATTAAAAGATAAAGAAAGAATTGAAAAAGACATAGTAGCTTTTCAAACAGTAATAGGAAGAAACGACAAATTAATAAATGAATTAAAAGGTCAACAAATTGAACTTGAAGGAAACCTAAATACAGAAAAAGGCAAAACAAATAAAGAAAGACAAAAGAAAATAGAATTACAAAAGAAAGAAATTGAAGCCGATAAATATTCCGTTGTTTGGTTTGAAAAAAACATTTCTTTATTAGAGCAACAACATAAAATGATGTCTTTTGCTAACCCTATGAGAAAACAAGTTATTTCTCAATTAGGTTTGTTAAAAATGGCTTATGAGTTATTATATGGTGCAAAGAAAAAAGATAATGAAGAAACTAAAAAAGAATTGGAATATGGGACAATTGCTTTTTATGAAAATGAAATAAAACTAATAAGAGAAAAACAACAACTAACAAAAGATAATGAAAGGTATTCAAGTTTACAAAGAGATATTGATTTTTACCAAGTTTTAATAGATAGAATTAAAGGAGTTAATAAAGCGTTAGAAGAAGGAAAAGCACCAGATTATAGTAAATATTTTCAAGGTTTTGTAGATGATTTTGGCTCAAATAGTGGTTTTAGTCAGATTATAGACATAATGAGTGATAAAATAGAAGGATTTGGAGAAAATGCACAAGTTACAGCATTAGCAGTATCGGAAGCGTTCCAACAAGCTTTTAATACTATTTCTGAAATGTCAAACGCAAATTACGAAAATATGTATCGTAATTTAGAGCAGCAAAGAGATGTAGCAATACTATTCGCTGGGGAAAGCACAACGGCAAGGGAAGAAATAGAAAGACAATATGAAGAGAGACGCAGAAGAATACAAAGACAACAAGCGGAAAGTCAAAAGCGTTTAGCAATGTTTAATATAGTAACTGATACAGCGCAAGCAATATTAGCAACATTTGCAAAATCAGGATTTCCAGCAGGCGTGCCTTTAGCTATTGCAATGGGGGCTATAGGAGCGGTTCAGTTAGCAATGGTAGCAAGCCAACCAATACCGGCATTTGAAAAAGGAGGCATTCACGAAGGCGGTTTAATGTTAGTTAATGATGGTAAAGGTTCTAATTATCAAGAAAAAGTAGTAACTCCTGATGGTAAGGTAATCGAGCCAAAAGGTAGAAATGTAGTAATGAACGCACCAAAAGGAACACAGATTTTTACACACGACCAATGGCTAAACAATATTCTTTTAAGTAATGGAATTGAACCAACTAATCAAACAATTGTAAAAGGTGGAATTTCTAAAGAAGAAATGCGTGACGTAATGTCACAGTTTGCGAACAAAGATAGTTATCATTTCAGCATTGACGAGGGCGGAATAAACAAAACTATCATGCGAGGAGCGAGCAAAACAAATATTTTAAATAGTAGATTAAGAATTAAATCAAATAATGTATAATGGACGGAATTAACTTTAAATTTTACCTTAACTTCAAAAATGATTCAATAGGTCGGATAGAAATATCTGAGCCTGTTGGATTTGATGGTGCTACTTTTACAATCGAACAAGATTCTAAAAGATATG